GCAATAGTCTTTGTTGCTGAAACAGATAGTAATATCTCACCTGTTTGTACTGCAACTAATCTTAATGAAACTGTTACTTGGTCTGTACGATATTGTTCGTTGACACCAATACCAAAGTATCTTGCACCAACTCCTCCACTATTTACATTACTATCATATCCTACAATACCACCTTCTATAAGAAGTCCTGCAAATACTAATGGTTTTAAAACATTACCTGTATCTGTTTCGCCATCGTATAATTCTCTTGTACTTCTAATCAACTGTCTTTCTTTAACAAGATTGTTTAAACCTTTTCTTTCAACAACCTTAAACCAGCTGCCATCACTTACTGCTTTTAAAGCAGATATAACCCATACATCAGGACCTTGAGTTACGGCTGTTGACAATTGAGAAAAGTTTGAACTAGGTTTTCTTTGTCCTGTTTGGTCCGTAAATGAATAAACAGCAATCGTAATCTTTGGTTGATTATCTAAATTAGGTATTTCTCTTAATCTTTCAATTGTGGTTGTTCCTTCGATATAAGGGTCTGCACCATGTGTAACTAATTGTTGATTAGTTGTAGCACAACCTGTTAAAATACACATGACTGCTAAAAGTTTGAATATGCCCATATTTAAATTAATACTCCCCATAAAAAACCTAAAAATAATCCCATTAAGAAAACTAATACCTGAATTTTTACCATTTTATATCCTAAAATTGAAAGTCACCTAGAGGTACTGACATTGTAGTAACATTACCAGTAGGGTCTGTAATCGTTAATGTAATAATTTCTGTTGATGTATCTTTTATCCAATAGATTGTAGAACCTTCTACTTCAGCAGTACCACTTGTTGGGCAAGTACCTGTGCATGAAGTACCAAACATATTGTCAACTAACTGTTTTGATAAGTTAGCATAAATTCTACTCTCTACATTTTTTATAAACTTAGCAATAGTAGTGTTGTTTTCTGCTCTGACCGCAGCCGCTGCTGCTGATTTTGCGTCATCTTTAACATTTTTTTCTCTATTATATTGTAATTGTTCGATAGATAGAACATGGCTAGAATAACCATTCCCGCTAAATGAAGGATTACTAAACTCATGTACGAGTTCGCTTGCTGTAAGAGTGTTAGGACCCACCAATAACACATAAAAAATTGATACTAACACTACGCTTTGTAGTGTTTTCATACTTATATTTATAATAGGATGTAATCTAAAGCTGTAACTATTGCAATTGTAATTATAAAAATTGTGCCAATTACGACACCACTATTCTTTAAATGGATTAGGTATTCTTTTTGTAGTCTCTGATTCACTATTTTTGGCATTTCTTCGTTCATTCTCTTGTATCTCCAGTACCGTGTTCAACTTTGACCTTAACCTGATAAGGTCATTATCTAACATTCTAATTCTATCTAATAGAGCAATTAATGCTGTATTTGCTTCGCCTAATTTCTTTTTAAGATTTTCTGTCGTAAACTTGTATATGAAATATATGAACCAACCCATAGCGATTGCTGCCAATGTAGCAAAACCATATTGGTTGAGTATATCTATTATTGGCATTTAATCTCTCCTGGCGTCCTTTTTTCCGTCTGCTCTAGAGATTCTATCTTCGTCTGGTCTTAATTTTAAAGCATGAGATATGAGTAAGTCTAATTTTATCATGTCATTATTCATAGTTTTAACTCTGTTATCTAGTGCCATAATAATACCATGAATACTACCTACTTGCCCAACAACAGATTCTAAAATATACTTCAAAATCATATATATGAAAACACCCATAACACCAGAGGCTGCTACAGGTAAACCAAATTCAATTAATATTTCAAAAAACAAATTCATACACCTATTTATACGCTAAAAAAAAGGGGTGCCGAAACACCCCTTAGTTCTAATATAATATAGTTTACTTTTTAGTGTATATTGAGTATAAAACCCAAACAGCAACTAAACCAACTAAACCTTGAGCACTAAACCCAGCGATAATTGATTGTACATTACCTATCACACTTATTTCAGGCCAGAATGGTACATTTTGTCCACTAAATAAAACTTCAAGCACAATGCCTAAAGCAATAAGTGAAACACCTACATCTGCTAAAGCAGATGACCAGCCCTTTATCTTATTAAGTATTTCCATATATAGTCTCCTTTATATGATTTGATATCTCAAACTGTACATGATAATTAGTATTATTTATATTAAAAAGGGGTTAGGACATGATATCCTAACCCCCATATAAAGAAACAGGTGGAGAGATTAATCCTCTTCTGCTAATTTTGAAAAGTAATCAAGTGTTTCATCACCATCATCTTCATCATTAACAGCCGAAGTAGAAGTATCTACTGTAGGAATATCTGCTGTTTCGTTTACAACTGGTTCACTAACTGTTGGTGTTGTAGGTGGGTCCATAACATCTTCAGCAGTACCAGTATTTCTAACGCCACTTAAAACTTTATCAAGTTTGCTTTTCAGCTCATCATAAGACTTAAAGTTTTCAGCCGCCAGAAATGGTTTTAGTGGATACTGTTTGTTCCACAATTCTTCTATAGCCTCATCATTCTCTTTGACAGTAGTTGAACTATCAAATTCTGATTTATCATAATTCCAGTAACCATCAACTTTTCTGATTTTTAGTTTAAAGTTTGCACCTTCCCAGAAATCAAATGGGTTGATAGGTTTCTCATCTTCAAATTCAGGTTTCATCGCCTCGGTAATCTTATCAAAGATTTTCTTACCGAATTTAAATAGTTTTACTTGACCTTCATTTTCAGGATGTTTAGAATCACTAACAATTAGAACATTTGCAATATAAGATAATTTTCTTTTTCTTTTTCTTGCAATCTCTTTATCGGCATCAACGCCAGAGTTCCAGAGTAAACTGTTAGATTCACTAACTGGATCTTTCTTGTTCATAGTTGTTAAACTATTCTCAATATACCAACCACCAGGTCCTTGAAAAGCATGAGACCATAATCTTGCCCATGGCAAATCTTCGTCTTTGACTGCTGGTAAAAATCTTAGTACGGCATAACCGTTACCAGATTTATCTAGTTCTGGTTTCCAGAATCTATCATCTTGATATGAGTTTTTTTGTTTTTGAGGTTCGGCAACTTTTGATAGTTCGCCTATTAGTGTGTCTAGATTAGACTTTGACCTTTTAAGGGCCGCAATACTTGTATTCATATATTTCTCCTTGTATGTTTTATCGTATTATTGTATTTGTATATGTCTGTATTAATCGACATTATTATTTATAATGCGAAATAGGTGGGACTATGGATTTACCCACAAGACAGCGACTAGATACCATTTCTAAAACACCGTCAACCAAGTTCTTCCTGTCGGAAGTGTGACCCATAACTGGTAAAGTTACAGACCTGGGGACAACCCCTAACTTGTCAAGTTCGACCCTCTGGTTAAGGCCTCTTCCTTGCACTATAAAAAGAAAGTAATTAGTTTTCTTTTGCATTATGTATATTATAACAGAAAACCCGACCATTGTCAAGCACTATTACAAAATTATTTAATATTTTTTTTATCAAGTTCAGATTCCAATGTGCCAAAGTCAGCGTCCAATACACTCTTAATTATGACCTGTTTGGTAAGTGCTGTAGCACCACTCTCATTATTAATATGTTCAATCTTTTCTAACTTCTTTTCTAACTTCTCTATCTTACTCTCTAGTTCTCTTATTTTGATATTAGAGTCCATTAGAGAATGTTCTGCTGTAAATCTTGCCGCTTCGTCAATCATATTATCTTGCTAATTTTGCTTTTAAAGCCATTCGTTTTTGTTCTGCTACTATTGATTGTCTAATTTTTCTACCCATAGGTATCTTTATAGAGTCAATAATCTTTTTACCTCTTTTACTGATATATTCGACACCAATAAATTTGTCTTTGTAGTCACCTTGAACAGCCATTACTGCTCTTTTTAAACTCATCGCTTCTTTTTCTTTTTCATCACCTGTTTCATTCCAAAATTTAAATATTCTCATTTTTGGCATTTTTATTCTCCTTTTGTTTGTATTGACATTAACTTCCTTTATCAGAGTATTTAACTGCTGACTCTTTAAATAGATTACAATTGTACGACATTGTTCTTCTTACTTCTTTTGTGCCATTAAACGGATAGACACCATGTAGTAATGAATAAGGAAATACATAGAAATGACCAGGCATAGCGTCTGTTGAAAATTGTG